GATCACAATCCGAGCAAGTGCTTGGCAGACATTCTCGGTTACTTTACCGCCGTAGATGCGAGTGTCGATGATAGCGCGTCCGCGCTTTGTGTTGTAGACCATTTCGGTCTTACCATCGGTTTCTTTATACCGCAGATTTGGATATTTGATATACAGGCCGTTGGGTAGCTTAATACCGTTTCTGCCATCAACCAAGAGTACATCGTCACGCCCAAAAGCGAATGATTGATTGTTCATGACAGCCTCGAGGGCTACCCCTGCAGTACGCCAAAACTCGGGTATTTTTGGATACGTTGTGCGGTACGTACTAATAATGTGGCGTGATTCGTCTTCACTAATCGTAACCCCAAATGTTTTTAGCTGGTCGCGGAACCGCACCGGCCCCATACCGTAGCCAGCCCCAAGAATCGTGGTCTTGCCCACGAACCGCTCGTCTTTGGTCACGTCACCGACAGACTTACCGTATATCGCAGAAGCCATAATCTTATAGACATCCTGTCCAGCTTCAAATGCGTCAACAAGATCGTCCTGTCCAGCCAGCCAAGCCACCGTCCGAGCTTCAATTTGGCTTGAGTCGGAGTCGAGGATGACGTACCCATCTGGCGGGATGATTGCATATTTTAGACTTGAGATACGCGGCAGGTTTTGTAAGTTCAGCTTGTCATCACCGCCCCACCGACCTGTGTGCGCCGCGTAGTATCTCAACGGTACGGGCAAAGAACCTCGCTGTGAGATACCGATAAATCGCTCCGTGCGCGTCTCTTCGATCGTGGACTTTGTACCTAACCGCGCAGATACTAAAGCCGCCACGTGTGGCATTGGGTGATCTAGTAGTGCTTTGAAGTCTTCGTCTGTCTTAGAGAAAGCGTAAGTTTCTCTACCCGTAGCGGGGCTTATTTTCATCGGGGGTTCAACACCAAAGGTTCTAAGCACATCCGCAAACTTTGGGTTGCTCATCAGGGTGTCTCTGTCGTACAGACCCAATGCCGATGCCTTTGCTATCTTCACCTCCCGCATGTGACGCTCAAGCACCTGAACGTCCAACTGCAACACGGGCTCGGAAAACATGCGGATGGTCAAGTCAATTAGCTTTAACTCTGCGCTAGGGAACTGGTGCGACATCGCGCTAAATAATTTGTACGTAAGGGCAACGTCGTTGCGGCAGTACTCGCCGTATCGCGCCAAATGATCGGCGCTGAAATCCTCTCGGCGAAACCCAAGTGCGTTCTCCACCTCGGTGCCTTTGACCCCTAACTCGTAGTGCTCGGCTAAGACCTTGAGGCTACCGCCTACCTCGGTGCCGTGCAGGGCACGACCCATGCTCAGGGTGTCCAACCAACCTTTGGGTTTTATGCCGTAGTGCCAAGTCAGGATTGCCGCATCGAACATTGCGTTGTGCGCTAGCGCAAGGTTCTTATCAAACTCGAACTTCTGTAAGAACCGCAAGGTCTCTTCGTCGCTGCCGCTAAACCATTCAGGTTCGCCGTTATCAACTTGTACCGATACGCCTACAACTTGGAACTCATCTCCACGGACGTATTCTTCCGTGGTCATCTTACTCAGGCTGTATGTGCGTGAATAAAATGTCTCAAAATCAATCGTTAATATCTGCACGTTTCATCATCCCTAACAAAGTTTCCAACGACTCTAACCCAGTTTCATTGATAACCGCAGTCACTCCACCAGCAGTCTCAATGTCTCGCATGTTCTTCAGTTGCAATGCAGTCGGCTTGCCCTTACCGGCCTTGGCTTCGATCGCCAAGAACCGCCCGTTTATGCAACACAAAAAATCAGGAACCCCACTATTGCCGTACATTGTACCGATTGGCATGGCGTAATACACTTCATGCCGCTTGAGCATGTCTTTTATTTTCGCCTTAACTTTGCTTTCTGGGGTTGCCGCCATTCAGACACTTTAACACAACTTTATACTTTGTCAACACATGGACGAAAAAAAAGCCACCCGAAGGTGGCTAGTGATTACCCTAACATGTTAGGGTGTGGCCATAGCTTTAGCTAATTCGTTCGAATACCAAGCCATCTTCCCTGCGTCCTCTGCCGCATTGGTTTTGGAACCGAGTCGGCTAGCATACTTCAACACGTTACCGCGCAAGTACCCAATGTACTCGTCTTTGTTCAGCTTGGCTTTGATGAAGAAAATCGTCTCGATACCACCAACTTTGTAGTGTGGTGGATGATTGACCATATCGGATACTGACGTACCGTTAGCGCCTGCGTCGAGCTTTTTAAACACAGTCTTGAGAACCTCCTTCTTCTTAGCCTGCTTTCTCTTTTTCTCGTCGTGTCGCACGGTGTACACCGTTCCTACTTTCACGCCTAACTCTTTGGCTACAAACGATGGTCGTGCAGTCGGATGTGCTTTCATATAAGCACGGATTTTTCCAGCTACGCTGTTTGGGTGTTTTTTATTTGCCATTACTTTCTCCTTGTTGTTTAACAAAATCGGTAAGAATTTCCCTCATTTTGACCTGTCGGTTCGTCGGGTAGTGGTCTTTGAAATAGTTCATGACCTCCTTCGGTAACCGTAGGCTCGTGCAGATAAGAGCGGGTTTCTTACCAAGCCCCCGTTCCCCCCGCCTTCTTTTTGGTATCACAATAGTTTCAGTCTCCATGTCACTCTCCTTAAAATGGTACTTCGTCCATGTCCGCAATACGCCGTTCGTGTTGCTCTCCTTCATATCTTCTCCTTAGCTTTAAGCGTTATGTAGGACGCGTTGAAGAAGTAGTTCGGAGCCCCGTCTCGCGTAGGAAAGGCGATATACCCGAGTTTAAGCATAGCCTCAATTAACTCCTCATTAGATATGTAAAAACCCAGTGCTTTCTCGGCGCTGTGTTTTAAACCGTAGCTGCTTCGCGACACGTTTTTCGTTTTACGTTTGCGGATGTTTGTTGTAATCCACTGCGCTATCGTCTCTTCTCTAGTCATGCAGTTCTCCTTAAAATGGTGCGTCTTCTGTGTCTTCAATACGCCGCTTTGTCTGCGTGCGTAATCGGCGCTGTACTTCCTTCTCCGTCGGCAACGTCCTCGGAAATGGCCAGTTGGCTGAGGGCGTAAATGTGCTCGAGTTTATGTCGTAGTCGTAACGCTTCCGTGACTGCGGCTTCGAGTCGTCTTTTGAGTATGTGGTTTTCACGAATCATGTCTCCAAGTTGTAGGTCTAGTTCACGTTCTTCTTCAGTCATCCTCTACCTCCATCTGTTTAAATTTCGGTTTGCGGTTTTGTACGGCTTTGTACACTTGCTCTGCGGTAGAAAACTTGTGCCCGCTAGCGCATGTATAACGTCGATACTTCCAATCCCCTATGTCTTCGCTTACACGTTTGATGCTCTCGGCCAACTTTGATGGTTTTCCGCAGTCAGGGCATGGGAAAAAAGCTCTCAAGATTACGCTCCAATAAAAATCCAACAAACGCCAACGATAAAGCTAGCACCGCCCAACAATACGGCTAAGACAATACCCTTCTTAGCGTAGTTCCATAACTCTTCGAACATTTCTATGTCGCTCATGCCTCGACCACGTGCCTCAGGTAGATCGTCTTTCATTCGTGCGCTCCTTTCTCTGTGCCATCACAATAGCTTCAAAATTACTTTCGGTTTAGTCATCATTTTCTCCTTCTTCTCGTTCACTAGCCATTAGTTCCATGTACATTAGGTAAGACTCACACAACGCGGCTACAACGCTTGCCATTTCCAATCCGTGCATAGCACTAAGTTTAGATAACGAGTGCACTAGCACGTTTATCTGCTCGTTCTTCTGCCCTGATACGCCCAACACAAGGTTGACCTTACGTTGAATCGACTCAACCTCTCTCTTGTTGGGCATACGGTTCAGCATGTTACTTCAACTTTCTTTCGCGCTTTATATCGTCTTTGTCTTTCTGCGCCAGACATACGGAATCTAGGCATATCAAAACTGCGTCCAATCTTGTAAATCTTAACGTTGTCTCGGCCTAGTCGATCTTTACGCCATTCGCTAATATGTGCAGCTCCTGCACGGTGCAGCTCTCTCGTGTACTGAAGCACAGTTACATAGTGCAGTCCTGTTACGTTAGCTAACTCTTCGCATGAGTACTCACCCTCAAGCATCAGTCGAATCATCTTGGCGTAGCTGATAGCGCCCATCTTTATTTGTCGTTGTTTCATCAGCACCTTCCGTCTTCGTCTTCGCCAGAAATAGCAAGACGCTCTTGCTCGCGTACATACTCCACCATCTTCATCAGGGCCGCATAGTGCACTTTGTCTTTTAGCATCCACCCAAGTCCACCAACGATCGCGGCTCTGACATAGATACTGTTAACGTCGTATTTCATTACGTAGTCTTCGATCATTACTTACTCCATTGGTGCATCTGATACTTTTCTGCAATCGCATCGACGCAATAATGACCATCCATACCCTTGTCACCAAGGTCTTCGCAGATAGACATAACATCCTCTAGAAGCAACTTAGCTAGCTTTTCTACGTCTAGCCGCTCGGTCTGGTTGTCCCAACACTTTTTCTTAAGCTCCGTAATTTGTTCGTTCATGGTTGTCTCCTTGGCCTAACTTGTTAGGGCTGTGGCTGTTCAGCGTCTAGAACAATAACGAATGTCTCGTCATTCACCCGACACCCGACGTTTTCTATTACTTGTGATTTGTCAACAAGTTTTAGCATGCCGAGTTTTGATCTTAGGTTATCGGGGAGCGTCAAATCGTCACACAGTTTAAGTTCACTGTCAAGTTGCAAAATGTATCCGTTCTGGCTTTTGACAACCAAAA